CGCAGTAGCGTGAAACTCGGTATCACTGAAGTTGTGATGGTACGGGTAAAGCACGCGATTCGGCATATCGATTACCCCGGATACCGTTTCTATGTATGACCGGCGAACGATGTTGATTGTGGAATAGTTGGTACTTGGGTTACCGTCGGATAGCCCGACAACCATGAGATCAAGTTGCTCGTCTAGCATGGCAAGCGCGCCGAGCTCCCACCCCGGCAAGAATGTAAAGTCGTCATTGGCCGGGAAGAAGAATGGCTCGTCGGATTGCTCATACATGGTCTGCAGAGTGTCTGAGTAACCCGGGTTTCCGGTGTTTATGATTACCCGCGCACCCGTTGCTTTCGCCGCTTCAATGGTCTCGGTGTCCCCCGGTTCAAGCCCGAAGTACAGCGTATACGGCGTTGTGGTTACCGCTGCGATGTTGTCCGCTACAGCCTGGAGCACCTTGGGGCGCTTGTACGTCGGGCAATAGATTGATAAAACATTCATACCGAAGCCAGTCTCCCCATGCGATGGCGCTCTATTAAGCTCAATCTATGGGTGATCACATCGTTATCGAGCTTCGCCGGACCCATCGGCCCTCGGTATGTTCTTGCGAATGCCAACAAGGCCTCTGCTTCCTCTCTCTTGCCTATCAGGTAGGGCATCACGTGCGGTAGTACACTTAATGCGCCAGCGCCGCCATCAATTACCCAAACGTACATCGGCCTCCCCATTTTTTGTTGTTCGCGGATTTTCCCCCCAAATAACTGTTGCAGCTTTTGAAGTGGTTGAATTTTTCGTTGCCCCGCAGAAATTCTCATACACCGAACATAATCGGCATGCCCTTTCATCTTTTGTAACTGGAAGCAACCCTCACCCTCGAGGAATCCCCCAGCCCATGCATACCAATGTTGAATTCCAAGCTTATTCATATGGTTCGGAGTTCCGGTAGTGGCACGATTGCCTTGGTGCCGGTCGCCAGGAGATCTTTTTCACGCTCGAGGATTTCATCAGCGAAAAACCACGGGCCGATAAGCATATAATCTGGTTTTAGGTGTCTAGCATATTCCTCCGAGATAATCGGTATCCCTATCGCCGAGAATCTAGCGCCTACTTTCGCAGGGTTACGCTCGACCGCGCATATCACTTGTTCCGGGCCTATCCCCGCTGCCTGCCAGATCGTGGCACCGCGAGTTGACGCGGCATATATGTAAATCGACTTATCCTGGTTGGCTAGCTCATACACGAGATCATGGAGCGCGGTTATATTGCTCATCGCTTTATCCGCGAATGACTGGTAGGCGTCGAGACCGTCAAGTCCGGCTTTCCGCTCAAGTCCCATTAAGCGGTGAACGCTCGCACCTATAGGGTAATCGCCTTTCCGGGCAACAAAGGTACGGATAGACCCGCCGTTCACCATCGACGTTGAGCATTTGAATACCTCGAGCCCATGTCGGTCGAGCAATGCTCGCAGTGACATCAGTGTGTAGTATTCAAGGTGCTCATGGCAGATGTTGTCGATCGCGCCAAGCTGGAGTGTCGTGAGTAGATAGTTTTGTTGGATAACCCAGATGCCCTTGTTGGCGAGTGTATCCTTGACCTCACGTACAAACCGGTTCGGGTCATCGAGATCGTAAAACATAGATATGCTGGTGATAATGTCGAACGGTTCATCGAAATCATTTGATCGGAAGAACCCGTTAACAATGCGATCGGCATGTTTCTCTGCTTCCTCGCAAAGCTTGGTAATCGGGTCGACGCCGGCGCGATAGATTTGCTTGGGTACAAAAGATAATAGTGTACCATCATTACTAGCGATGTCAAGCCAACTAGAGGCGTCGGGTTTCTTTGCGAGCGCCTGCTCCACGACCTCCCGCAGATCATCTTTAATCGAGTCACTTATTCCACTTTTAAAGCCGTACCGCTCGTGATACATCTCACCGGACGGAACAGTATGCCGCAGTTGTACGAGCTTGCAGTCGTCGCAGTAGACAACCTCAAGCGGATATTTCGGCGGCATCACATTGTCATCGCGGAAGTCCGAAATATACTGGTTGCCCAGATTAATGATCTGGACTAGGCTTTCGCTCGAGCAGCTGCGGCATTTAGTGATTGTTTTCATGTAACTCCTTTTGGTGATCTACCATTAATTTGACTAACTCTTTGAATGTGACCGTGGGCTCCCAGCCCAGTACTCGTTTGGCCTTACTGGCATCAGCGATTAGGCAAGATACATCTAGGGGACGCATATACTTTTTGGAAGTAAGCACTGCCAGCGGCTTACCGATGCAAGCTGAAGCTTCATCTACAAAGTCCATGACGGTATGGGCAACGCCGGTGCCAATCACGTATTCATCTGGCTCCGGTTGTTGCATCATCAGGTGCATAGCTTTTACATAATCACGTGCGTATCCCCAGTCCCGCTTGGCGAAAATGTTGCCCAGTTCGACGAATTGATCAGTGGCCGCCGCTTTTGCAATTTTCTGGGTAACAAAGTCGTGTCCGCGTATCTCCGATTCATGGTTGAACAGGATGCCGGCGCATGCGAACCAACCTTGACTTTTCAGGCTTCTTATGTAATAATGTGCGGCAGTCTTAGCGATCGCATATGGGCTGTTTGGATTAAACGGCGTATTCTCGTTGATCGGTTCATTGTGGCCCGTGCCGTACATTTCGGAACTGGACGCCTGGTAAAGCTTTGGTAGTTGGCGTAGTGTCTTTAGCGCAGTCACCAGGTTCATTAGCCCCAGGTAGTCAACCATCGACGTCATATCTGGTTGCTGGAAACTGGTTGCCACATGACTTTGGGCAGCCAGGTTGTATACTTCATCGGGCGGATACTTGGCGACGCAATCAATGAGCGACGCCACCGACGTTAGATCTCCATCGAAGATGACGAGATTTGGGTGGCTAATGCGGGTGATTCTTTCGCCACTGATCCGACGGACAAGCCCGATTACACGATAATCCAGGCTTAATAGATACTCGGAAAGCAGGGTGCCATCTTGCCCCGTGAAGCCAGTTACGAGGGCCGTCTTCACCTCTGCGCGTCCCAATTGGGCATGTTCGCCGGGCAATCTGGATCAATGGATTTCCAGTAATTCAAGCCATCCTCTATGCGCTTGTGCCAGTTACCGTCTTCGTCGCGGATTGAACTGTTCTCGAGCGCACCGGCTTGAGCGCGTATCCACAGTTCGCTGCCCACTACGTCAGGCCAGATGCCATAGTCGAGTTTTCCGCGGTATATACGCCACGAGTGTTCTACATGCTCGTAGGCATTCACGAAATGCTCGTCCATCAGACCAACTTGTTCAAAGATTTCGCGGGTATAGAAGGACCAACTGCCAACCGCGTTTGGCCAGTAAGCCAGTGGTCCGGCTTCGTACATGGGCGGGCCATATAGGTTGTCGCCGTGACCATGGAAGTTGAGATGCGGGATATTGGTTATTCGGTGAGCCGCGAGATAGCCGACGATAGCGCGTCGGTCTAGGATTTCCATGTCATCTTCCATGACGAACAAGTAATCGCAACCTCGGTCGAGTAGTTGCTGTATTACCTGATTCTTCGCGTGTGCGACACCGAGGTTCTCGTGCCCGTTGCTCAAGATGCCTGCGTAATCCAGATATATCCTTCTGTCATCATCGCGGAAATACCCGTCGTGGTAGGCCACCAGTTCGTTAATAAAAGGTAGGTGCTTCTTAACGCTTTCAATCGCTACTCGGAAATATCCGGGTCGGCGGTATGTAACGATGCCCACGCCAATCTTGGCTTTACGTTGCTCCATATTTGCTCCTAATCGAAATCACTATGAGAACCAAAAATCCCCTCGTTAGTGAGGGGATAATCGGAGTTGATCAGACTGAGAACTTGGCTAGTTGCCGCTACCCACCTTATACGTAACTTGCCGATTTTCATCGAGCATTTTGTTCGCGTAGGTAAGCTTGAATCCGACCGTGGCGTACTGGTTGAGCGGGTTACTCGTATCCTGTTCGCCGGATTTCTTGACGTACGTGTGCACGCCACCATCGAAGTCCACGACACCAAATGCACCTTGCGAGAGCAAGTGAGTGCTGTAGACATGCGAGCTTCCAGACGTACCGGTCGTAGTGTTAGACACCTGGGTAGTCTCGATGAACCTTGCGCCGCCGAACTTACCAATTTCACCAGCTTCCACGTCGGTCGTCGCGACATAGGTATTCGCATTCACCCAGCCGCCGGAGGCCGTGTCGCCCTGGAGGTCGTAACTGTTGTTCGGGTGGATAATCCAGACAAACAGGCCCCCGTCAAACGGACGAGCATTTACCGTCTTGAGCAAGCGCACGCCCTTGCGGACTTCTGCGCCAGTGAGCACGTCAGTCGAGTACACTGCCGATAGTGGCGATTTGCCATTTGCATAGGCCACGTTCGTACCAGCATCCAAGATCGCGCGGTCCAAACCGTCCACGAGCTGTTGAGCGCGCCATCCAAGGGCGTCCACCGCTGCTTCAATTTCATCGTCGATCGAGGTCAACTGGATGAGGTCTGAAGTCTGAGTGTAGTCACCATACTGGCTAAGCTGCGCACTGATGGAGGTCGCAGACAGACCGATAGAAGTCGGTACCACGCCTTCAGATAGAGCCGTGAAGGTTGGATCACTGGACCCGCTGGAACCACCGACGAGGTCTGTGCGACGGAACCACTGCACGATCTTACCGCTGTTGGCCGGCAGATTCTTTTTCTGACCGAACTTGTGAAATACCAGATCAGCGCGCAACCGGTCAAGCATCATTCGGTCATAATAGACCGCCATCTTTGCCGACAGTGAGGTTGTCGAAGTTAAGTTATTAGTTGTTGCCATTTATTTGATTTTCTTTCGTTATTGGTTTCGGACTGTTTTGATTAGCGGCCGGGCGCTACAGGGAGAACCTTGCGCATTTCTGCGGCACTGAGAGTTTTGAGTTTGTCGATCTCAGTGAGTTCGGGTTCCCCTAGCCCGTTGTTGCCGTGTATTTCCGGTTCAGGGTCTTCGACGACCGGGAGAGTGGTCTGGAGTGCCTGAAGTTTTGATTCGAGTTGCGCCTGGGCATCGGCTTCAGTGGTAGCACTGCCCCACCAGAGGTCCAGTTTGTTGGCCATTTCCTGTACGTTCTTGGGGAACTTGTCTAGTACAGATTGGCGGAGGTCATCGGCCCGTTTCGTTCGGGCGGCTTCCTCGTCAGCGGCCTGCTGGTCGGCAAGTTTCTTTGCCTCAGCCGCTTCTCGCTCTTCCTTTTCGCGCTGGAGCTTTTCGGCCAGCTCCTCATATTTGCCCGCCTCTTTCAGCCTGGCTGCTTCCGCTGCATCAGCTGCTTCCTTGGCGGCTTTGATTTCGTTTTCCAGTTGATTGGCTCGCATTCGCGCTTGATCGCGCTCTTTACGGGCTTCCTCGACTTCTTTGGGTGTTTGTGTTTCGGCCGTTACTTCGGGTGTAGCGGTCGCGGCGCCATCGGGCGTATCGGTTCCGTTCACCACTGGAGCAACAGTTTCTACCTTTTCGGTAGTGTCAGTTACTTCTGGCATTGACGTTCCTTTGATTTAGTGATACGGGTGTATCTGCAGGATGTATAACTTGACAAATTACTAATCGTTAGTTATGTAGGCCAGTACATCTTCTTCTGGCAAAATGAACGTTGTATCACCGGGATTTTCTTTGGCCTGAGTAGGCGCGAACTGTGGTGTCAGTACGATGTCGCCCACCTTGGTTTCAAGAACATCCGGTCCTATAGCCAGTACTTTGCCCTGGACGCTCTCTGGTGCAGCATTCCAGCCGGGAGAGACAAGAATGCCGGATCTCGTGGTTACTTCTTTCGGCGGCACAGCTTCTACGAGTAAGCGCCGACCTGTTGGTTTGATCATTATCTTGCCTCTGCTTTATCTGCTAATTCAGCTGGAAACTCAGAACCTAGTTCCTCAAGGCGCTTTCCGCCATACATTTTTGACAATTCGGCGTGCGTGAACATTAAGGAGAACGCCCGGCTCGGCCCATATGTCTCGGCTAAATGTTTAGCACTGCTCATGAGTGCGTCTGCTTCTCGGCGAAATGCCTTAACGTGTGATATTTGTAAATCTCGATCCATTATTTGGTTCCCCAAGTTACGGTTGGTATATCGGCTAGAGCAATGACTCGCTGCGTGTACAAGATGCGGGCTAGTTCCGCGCGTCCACGCTTGAGCATGTGGCGATACTTGTGCCAGCCTTTCGGGTTAAGCGGGGTGGCAAATTGCTGGTTTTCACCCTGATCCCAGCGCCACTGGTTATAGAGCGTCACCTCTCCTTGGTCGATCCGGCAGATAAACCGATTGCCCAGGTGGACGGCGCCCTTGCCACTAGCAGTTCGCTTGATATGCAGAGCGGGATTGCATGATTGCAGTGCTCGCTCGAGTTCGCTTATTGTCATTAGTTGCTCCTAGTCGATCGCAGGATGACTGTTGACGCGGAATAATGTTTGGGGGATATTGGTTAACGTGAGGGGAGATCTATATCAATACAGCCAATCCATCTCAGGAGCAGGTAGTTCATTTAGGTTCGCCGGAAGTCGTTTTTATTTCTCTAGTACTGGCATTAATTGTTGTTGCGTACTTCCTGGTAACCAAGAGCTCCATTAAGCGACAAACCATTTATTTATTTGCCGGATTTTCAGCTGTGGTTCTAGTACAAGTTTTCATGTTCTGGTCTATTGGCAAAAAAATTTCAGCGCTAACCAATGATGTTGAAAATATCGGTACAGACATCACCGTCCTAAAAGAAAACACAACCAATCTTCAATCTTCCGTAGATAACCTACACGATCGGTTGATGCCTTAACTCGGTTTAACCGCATGCACCTTTGACCGGATTGCGCGTCCTGGCCGGTAAATTGGTTGTACATTTGACCGAATACTTGCCGGTGTAGCGGTGAATCCCTTGGGTGCCGTGATTGTACTGGGCGATCCGTTGCCCGGCGTAATGGTTGGCGCGACTTCCGGTTTCACGATATTCTGCTCTTTCGGGTTTATCTTGAGTCCAGGCACGCTCTGGATAACACTCGTCTTACTGGGCAGGCCAACCGTTGCACCCGGGAAACTGAACATCTGGCCAACCAGATCAGTGATTCCCTGTTGTATCCTGGCTTTCGTGCTTGCCGGTAGTTTCTGTATATATGCTTCCCCGGTGGCCGGGTTGGTGTCGCTTCCTGTTACGGCAGTCGGAAGCTTTACTCCCTGATTCTTAAGTATCGTGGTTATCACGCCAAACGGCATACCGCCAACTTGGCCAAGGTCGCCCGCGTCGCCAGATTTGGCAAAGTTGACAACGGCATCTATCGAGTGTGTGGGACTAAAATAGTTAATGATACCCAGTAGATCAGCGTTGTCCTTTTGCCACTTTTGGCCTTCGGGCGATGAGGCCCAAGCATTCGCCTTAAGTGTGGAGTTGATCATGGCAAGCTGGACAATCTTGGGTTGCGCAGTGAAGTAGTGCGCCGCCGCCATGGCAACCTTGGTTTCAAATCTCGACGGGAATACCAGGACGTTCAAGGATTTTGCTAGATTCGTGTTGAGCGCGTTACTCCCCTTTGGATATCCGACCACCATTTCCATGAGGTGATCAAATTCGCTCTTAAGTGGGTGTGTCTCGCCATTCTTGGACTCAAGAATATCCTTTACGGTTGTGCCATTGTTCTTGGCAAACTGCTCCGCCGCTTGACCCATGGATTGCTGGATGTATCCGGATACTTCGGGGCCAGTGATTTTTGCGCCTAACTCGGGGGCCAGGTTACCCATGAAGTCCGCTTCCCCGCCGGCCATACCGGATTTACTGAATAATCCAGAGTTACGAATGAGCGTCATGGTTTCATCTTTCGGTGCAGTTCCGAGAAGACTGTTAAGAATGCGCCCAGCATTTACGGCTTTTCCGCCTGTCTCTGCTTGCGCAATGAACTCGCCCTTGGTTGCCTGTTTAGCCCAGAAGAACGGGTTCATGCTGAACTTGCCGTATCCTTGTGCCTTGAGGTAGCTGGCCATCGGTGGAATGTATTTAATGGCTTGATCGGTCAGCTTTTCACCAAGCGAGCGTGTACCGAGCGGGACATCCGCATAAGCACTCTTCACGGCTGACAGGATTTGCTTGGCTTCCTTGGGTGAGACGTTAAGCTCATGTTCGATGCTCACAGCGCCCGGGACTAATCCACCGGTCGTAGCACGAAGTAACCGAGGGTCGAATATACCCTTGGTTTTGCTAGTAGCGGTATGCAAGATGCGCATTATGTCGCTGCCTCTACCTGCGAAATCGGTGCCTTCAAGACGAGTATTCAGGTTTGACGTGATTGCAGCTGATGTATCTTTCGGGTTGGTGGTCTTGAGTCCTACGCCGGCCCGATCAAGTGCGGTGCCCACCTTGCCAAGTACTCCGTGCGGGTTACTCCCCACTACCGGCATCCCGGCTTCCGTTGCTACCTCTTTACCTGGTAGCGACGCAATATTCTTGGGTCCATTGGTGGCAATATAACCCTTGTCAAGTAGTCCCTTTGGTGTTGTAATAATATGCTTTTGCTTGAGTTCTGCGGTTATCTGCTTAGCGCTTGCACCCTCGAATACCAAGCCGCCTACCTTATCGCGTATGCTCGGGTTCTTGATGCCCGCTTCATCTAGGGCCTTGTTGACCTCGCTAACACGGGTAGCTGCATCAGCGCCCTCAACAGCCTTCAACCGGTTAACGACGTTGGGCAGGGCCGACGTGAAGTCATGTGATACCACGACATTGCCGGCTTGCGGGTGTTCCTTGAGCCAAGATTGTAGCGCGGCGTCATTCTTGGCGTAGGTATCAAATTTCGCCACTACCTCGTTAAGCGGTGTAGTCTTGGGATCAAGTTTCAGTGCTTCAGCGAAATGTTGGCGCAGGAAATCACCAGCAGAAATGCTCCCACTCTTAACAGCTGGCTGGTCCTCGGTAAATAGTTCCATCTGTTTAAGCGTGGTTACGGCTTGCGGGTTATTCGCATTCTCTGCGAGAAACTGCTTTACCCGATTTACCCCGAATGCATCAGTTAAGGCCGCATTCGTACCATGAAGGGCATCCTTGATCGCAGGCAATACGGCTTTCACGCCCTTACCGGCTAGACCGAGAGCGCCCGGAGCTGCGAGTAATGCGGCATCAGTTCCAATGGCGGGAAGATTGCCCGATCTCGCATCATTTCCGGCCTGGGCTGCGAACTGGACAGTCGGTTGCGTTACAACCGCATTGCGAACGATCTTACCGGGCAACTGGGTAACCAGGTTTCCGCCCATGCCCTTACCGGCACCGATGACATCCGATACACCTTGTACCGCTTTACCGGCTACCTTGGCGCCGACCTTACCCGCTACACGCGCACCCAGAGCCTCAGCACCCGCTTTAGCCGCTCCTAGCTCTAACCCACCGGCACCAAGCGTAAGAGCTGTTGCGGCGGCCTGAGCGGCGTCAGGAAGCATCTGCGCAGTAGACTTTACACTATCAATGTTGCCTTGGGCTTCGTTTGATAGCGCCTGGCTAACTGCAATATGCTTCTGGGCCGCTGCATTAAACTGTGCTTTGGTTATCTGCTTACTCGAGTATTGCTTGAGAAGCTGGTTGTACTGTGCATCCAGTGCTTGTCGCCGCGCATTAATCTTGTCGGCATTGGAGCCCTGGGAAGCGGCGTTAACATTATTCTCGATTAAGTGGGAGAATGGATCAACGACACCGTGATACAGCGCGCCCGCTACGGCCGGTACTGCAGTTGCGAGTGAATGACCGACTTGACTGAGGAAGCCGGGAGCCTTGGGGGCGCTGCTTACTCCGGCAGAACTGTTAAGCGCGGCATTCTCTTTAACGACGTTATTGGAAGTACCATATTGCTGGTCAAAGGCATTAAGATCGAACGCCATTACAACAACCCGCCGAGTGACCGCCCAAGGTTTAAGACATCTTTCTGGTAGTTGCCGGTACTAGATGGCGTAGACACACCAGAACCTCCCGGTAACGGGCTCGGAGCTGGTAGCGCGGGTAACTGGTACTGATTAGTTGGCGCAGGAGCTGGGGTGGGCGTAGGGGCGCGGAATACGGGTAAGAGTTTCGCCTGTGCAACTGCTTGATTGTGAGCCGCTATAGCATCGGCTGCAGCACGAGCCTGTGCTTGTTTCTGAGCGTTATCAAGGTTAATGGCATCTTGACGCGCCTGAGCTGCTGCATTATTACGATTAAACAGTGTATTGATGAGATTCCCGGCTTTACCAGCTACCCATGCAGCGGGCGTACCAGCGAATGTACCACCGGGCCCAGCCTTGGGAACATCGGTAATCTTGGGCTGCGGTTTTTCGGGAAGTTTTCCCGTAATCACACTCGGATCGTTGCCCATGATTGGTTTGTTATTCGTGGGATCGATACCAATGAACACCTTTTTACCCGCTTCATTGTAGAAATAGGCCACGCCGGACGGATCATCATGGTTAATCTGGTCATTTGTAATTTGACGGAGCGCAGTCGCTCCAGTGCCCGGTGCAGGTTGACCGGTTTTTGGATCAATGTTGGTAGCATACTGGAAGCCGGTAATGTTCCCCTTGGCATCCTTGGTAGCGGTGGCACCAGCATACTGCGGGATAGTGATCGCATGGCCGGCCGCATCTTTCACTGGGTTGCCGTTCGCGTCAGTCAAGAGTTTATTGGATATCTGGTGCCCGTTGGCATCGGTTGCAAGCTCACTGCTCGGCCTATCCTTGAACGCATAAGTACCGTCAGCGTTTTTTACGATTGTCTGGGTGAAGTTATTTCCGACTGCGGTATTTGCCTGCTTATTGCCATTTACAAGCGCCTGCACACTCCGGTCATTCGCATAACTGTTGAGTTTGTTTTGCCAACTGCCATTAGGATCGCCCGTCTTCTGCGCTGCTTCCTGTACGAGACTGATGAGCCCAGGGTGTCCGGTCTGGGAATTACCCAGATACAACTGCGACATCCTGTCGTTATAGGCGGCAGGTGTTATCTGACCGGCCAGTTTCGCGGCATTTAGTTGCTTGATGCCATCTTCTACCTGATTAACGGCCTGCGTATATCCCTTGTTCAGTGCGGCTTCGGCCTTCCGGGAATCAGCTTCACTCTTGTTCTGCGCAGTAATCGCTTCATTTTGTATAGCGATACTGGTGCTTGCCATTTCGCCTTCAAGCGTTTGAGCCTGGTTATAGTCGCCATTGGCAATTGCTTGTTCGCGTAATCGGCTTAGCGTAGAATATTTGTCGGCATTGCTGGCATCGCCGTACTTTATGCTCGTGGTGGCGCGGGATATCTCGGCACTATTGAATGAGCGAGTGACAGTACGAGTCGTGTTATCGAGTGTCAGGGCCTTCGTTGGATCAATGTTCTTGGTTTGCGCAACCCGGTTATCCAGGTACGACTTGTAGGCATCGTAAGCCGTTTGACTTTTATCTGAGACATCCCAAATAGCGGCCTGCATGGCGTCATTGTATGATTGTATTTTGGCCGCGCTGGAACTCGCGGTACGAAGGAGTCCCGAGGAGCTGGCATTGCCGAATCTGGCCATGGTTAACCTCCGTGCTGCTGGTTACTGGCCGCTGCCGCTCCTGCTGGAGACACGGCGGGCGCACCTGAACCGGGCATACTAGCGGGCTGTGCCTGGTTTTCACCGGCAGACAGTGTGGGATTGGCTTGCTGAGGCGTCTTATAGTTGCCGGTTCCCCCGTCGCGCACATCTCCTGTGGTCATTCCGCTATTCAAGAAATTATCGGCAGCGATTGCTCCATCCATGCCGGTCGGACCGATTACGGCGCCAAACGGGCCTTTGTCCCAACCCTGCTGTGAGGCGATATTGCCTACTTCTTGTGGCGCGAGTTCGCCCTTAAGCGTGACTTTCGGCTGGTTATAACCACCAGGCGGTATGCCGGCAGCCTTCTTAACAGCGATATTGGCAAGTTCGCCGACAATGTTTCCAAGGATTGCGGCAGACACTGGATCGTTCATTTCGTCGGTAATGCGGTCTAATTCTTCACCGGTGTCGGGTACTTGAAGCGCTTTTTGCATGTAGGTTTCGACGGATATCACGCCACGGTTCAACTGGTTAAGCAGCATTGTCTGATAACTAGCATCCTCTTTGCGCAGGATTGTCGGCCACTCGATACCCACAGTCCAATCAGGATCGTCGTCAAGAGCTTCACGTAGTCCCGGGGTAAACTCGGCTGCCAGTTCAAGCGCGTCCGTGAACATATTGATAAGCACGGGTTCCCAGCGCTTCTGTTTGCTCTCGACGACGTCAACAACGCCCTTCATGGTGGTCATGAGAGCGGCATTCGAGTTGGCATTTACGGTTGGATCATCAAACAGTACCCGGCCGACGCCGCTAAGACGCACAAACATATCGAGTTTTTGATTGATCAGGCGTTCAAATTCAGATAATGGTTGGCTAGTGGTTGCAACTTCAGTGATGTTTTGCTCGGGAGACACGGCAAGGAGTTTGGTTTTGCGTTTCTTGCCCTTAAGTTTGGCTAGGGATTCCTGCGTCAACCCGTGACCAAGCAGAATCTTCCACAAGTTCTTGTCAGCCCACTCCATTTCGTCGGCCATGAGGCGTACGATCTCGGTGTTGATGTCTATTAAGCTGTCCGAAATGTCGGCGGCGCCCCAGGCTTGTCTTGGTATCTCGCGGTTATTGACCACGTAGTACCGGGGCATCTTCTTTTCATTGGTAATCGTTTGAACGATCTTGCCGCCCACATCGAAGACGGATATCTTGGTTTCCTTACCACGGTCTACCTTGGCAACCTTTTTGTTCACTACCCCCCAGCCAGGCAAGTATCCAGTGAAATCGATCGCGCTTACCATTTGTCGCTGAGTTTGCGGGCTCAGACCTTGCGTTCCGGTCTGATTTATGGGATCGCTAGTATTACTGCCCCCAAAGTCATCTCCGAGTGGCATACCCTGAGCGGTCGTGGTAAACACTTCTCCAGCGGCTAATTTGCTGCCGTATTGCCGGGTAGCCGATACTTCGCTGATCTGCCACACGTAAGCATCAAAATCGCGCTCGCGGAAGTCGTCATCGGACCAGCCAGCGCGGTAGTTTTGCACGCTCTCCAGAACTTTAATGATGATCTTTTTATTCTTGGTATCCGGCCACATCTTCATTACAGAGGTGCCGAGGCCGCTGCCTATATTGCCGGCCTTTTCAAAGGTTGCCATTCCTCCGTTGTCAGTAATCATGGCTTTCATGATGCGGTGGCGCATGTCGGCATCAGCTTTAAGCTTCTTGTTCTTAAGCTGCATAGCCTGTTTGGCCTGGGGGTCTTGCTCATATGCCTCCAAGTCTTCCTTGGAATATGTTGAAACGGGGTCAAACCCCCGACCGAAAAGCTGGGCGGTCATGATATCGACCACCCTAGCTACTAGATTGTTCTCGGCGAACCAGCCATCTATGTCAAGATCGCGATACAGGCCGTCCAGGTATAGCGCGTCATACCGCTTACGCATGTATAGGTTGCGCTTTTGGGCATCATACTCGAGCCCGAGTAATGCCCTTAAGATATCGCCGTGTAACTCAGTCTCCTGTGTGGCGGTTAAGCCGGTATCTGGAAGTTCTGTTTGAACGGGCGGAGTTTTTGCCACTTAGAAGTCGATCTCTATTAGTTCGTTATCTGTTTTTATGGCTCCATCGGTAGCAAGCCAGCACGCTAGAGCAAGGGAAATGACGCGGTCCGTAGGGATATTCGTGTCGTCTTCTCTATAGATAGATAGTTGCTTGATAAGCGTAGGTTCGTTAGGCAGCTTTAACTTGTGCGTTGCGAGCAGACTGCGCAGGGAAAGCAGGATTTCCGGTTTCTTGATACGCTTCATGCGCATGGCAACAGGTGAAGGCAGACCCTCTGGTTGAAATGATCCCCAGCAACGCGTGATGACCTGCAGGTCATAGGGCATCATCTTGTAAAAGTTCGCCGATTCCCCGTTCCATGTCTCGATGATAATGTGAAGGTTGTTCATCCTGAGGTAACTACGCACGAGCGCCTCAAAGTCTGCCATGTGGATCTCGGGTGACTTGGAATTGCCCTTACACGCGATTTGCCGGGCTAACTTGTACTTCCCATCGCAACACTTGCACCCGTCTTTCGGTAGCTTAAGCACCGTAAAGGCCATTTCGTCATGCCCCATCGCGGTGTCAACGGCTACTACGTACGAATGGCCGTCGCGATAGGTCTCCCCGGCTTTCAGTTCATCGGATTTCGCGGCGGTAATGTCGTCAGCTGGATATAGCGCGTCGCCGGCAAACACAAACTTGCCATAGAGCACTTGATCCAGGATCGGATCGGAACCAAGTCGCCTGATCTCATCCTCGATATAGGTAGGATTGTTGCGCAGGAGGAAAATGTTTTCGACGATTGACCCTTCTTGGCTGTAGTAGCCGTATTCACCGCGCAACCCTTTTTCAAAGAGATCATGGTGATAACTCAAACTGTGGCTTTGCATATCTGGGGTCGATATGATATCCAGGGTGCCGTTGAGATCGGCCAGCCGGGGGATGATGTTTGCGTTCATCTCATATTCGAGGTGGTTACTCCGACCTCCCTCGTCATATGAGATGTAGCCAAAGTTCTTACCCTGGATACTATCTCCCTTGTCCTCACCGGTTGAACGAAATAGTATTTGCGTGCGATTCGTGAAGGGTATGAGATACGGCGTAGATGTGCGAATATGCGCCTCATCGAGCATGAATCCGATCAGACAATCATTCGATGCGATCGAGCCGTCTTCCTGGGGTATCGCGAGAGAGCTGGTCATAATGGCACGGATAGCCTCGAAGACGGGTTTTGTAGCATCGGCATGCGGGGCGAGATTCGCCGTCATATAGGATGCTCGGGACCAAGCTTCGGCGTTGCCGGTGCCAATACCAATCTTGTAGAAGCATTTGTGAATGTGAATTACGGCCGCCAGGATCGACTTGCCATACCGGTTGGCCGGGACGAAAATGTTAACCTTGGCCTTGGCATTGCGCAACCAGCGTTTCTGCCCTTCATGCAACTGCATGCCGAGGAAGTGCTCAGCGAAGAACACGATGTCCTGTCTACCCCGTTCAACGGCTCTCCCGAATGCCGCGTACTTCTCGTAATCCTGCTTAGGCTTAGACGTGTTACGCCCGGACATCCCGACGGGGAGCGTTTCCTGCTTACTCTTGAATGTCATTGCTGGGTGGTAAGGAGATGTACTGTCTTTGAGCATCGAACTTGAGCATGCCGGCGCCGGAGGCAAAGTGTGCCAGCATCTTCTCGTATTCGAATTGCCGGTCCTTCGCTTTCTCCTCGATCTTGACTTCAATGTCGATCAGTTTCGCTAGGACTGCCGCTGAAACCTTGGAATCACCGGTGCGCACCATCTCCATGCCAATGGCCTTCAGCTCTTGCAGGTCATCAGAGAAATGCCGGGCAACCTTAACTTCCTGGATAGCGGACTCACCCTCTATCTCACGGAGAGCCTGTTTCGCATTAGTTTGCTCGAGTTGCCGGTTTGTCGGTGCCTGGTGTTTCTCGGCATGGTTGGTAATCGAGTTCTTGGATACGCCAATACTCCGGCCAATCTCGATTAACGCTTCACCACCTTTAACCCATTTACGAGATATATTGATGCGCCGTTCAAGCTTCTTATCGCCGGCCTGTATCTTCTGACAAACCGGACACTTTGGTTGAGGATGAAATGCCAAGGACAGCTCCTAATCAAGAGGAGCATGAGAGAGGAAAAATATTTTGTTAGATAGAGATCGCTTGGCCCTAGGGGGGCCAGCTCTCTAACGGTTTACTGGCATCCCTCGCACAACAGTCGTTCCTGCGGATCAGTGGGGCAGGCTAGAGCGGGTTTCGGAGTGACCGGTTTGCCCGACCCCTCGGCTATCCGGCGCGCTATCTCCTCGGCAATCTGTTTTTGGATGTCGGACATGCTAACCCCCTTCCCCGGACCTAGCCGGAATATATATAAATAGGTTACTTATAAGTAAATGTGTATAAGAGGCCGTAGAGTGGAATAATATTCCACCACTATACTAGTAATAAATACAGTCCGGGCTTACCGGTTTACCCGCTTTGCTGGCTTACGCTAGTGAGCTTACACAGGTTGACACTGCTTTGTTAGTTGATGGTATATAGTTTTTCTATTATTCCATTGTAACATTGACAAACCGTATATAATATTATCTTGTATACAAATGGATTACAGATTTTCCATATAACCCGGTTCCCTTTTTAACCCGTATGCCAGAAGACCCCCTCTATCCTGGTGAAACAGGAGTGAAAGCAAGTATTGATATCCTGGGCATCCACAGAAAACACTCCCCCACCGGTCCCGATCAAATACCACCGGTTAAACAGTCCATTCTAGTCTATGCTTGACCATGCAACCATGAATAATACAAGCATGTAAGGGTGTTTACCCATCATTCACGCTCAACTGTATGCTATGTCGCACAAGACTGATTGTCAGACACTCATGCTATACGATGTATTGCACTGTATGTCAAGGTCATCATGATTGTCAGGATTGTTAAACAGAACTGTCAATATCATGACACACGCTGACATGTAGTTACAG